TGCTCCCGCGTCCTGGATACGACGCAGATACCAGTAGACAAACTGATAGACACCCGTCTGATCAGGTGTAGGCCACACAGTGATGCTTGGCAGTGCCGTGGCGCTCGGGGAATAGCTGCTGGATGCCGGGTACGTCGCACCAGAGTTGCGGTTGACCAGCACCTGGATAGGACGAGCCTGTTGCAGCTTGTTCGGGATGGACGAGTAGGTGCTGATGCTGATCCGCGTGATGGTCAGATCCACTTGAGTAGAGACGTTGCCCGCACCCGTGCGGATGACATGCTCAAGGAGATCGACAGTGTCAGACGGGAGCGTGTAAGTGTTTGTGCCCTGTACCAGGGGAATCATCCCTTGGTTGAAGGTCCACATATTGACGCCACGGTTCGCCCAGTCTGCGAACAGCAGGTTCAGGGACCGCCGAGCCGTGCGCAGGTCATAGCCCGTGCGAAGCTCTGCACCGCAGCGTTCAAACGCCTCCTCGACCACTTCATTGAGGTCGAGGTTGAAGGTGGTGGTCCCTGAAGTCGGCATTTAAGCCTCCTGCGGCGCCTCGGGGGCAACCTCCGGAGCGGCTTCGGGGGCAGTCAGACGCTCGATCAGCACCGAGATATCCGAATCAGCGGCACCGAACGCAGCGATTTGCCGCGCTTGCAGCGACAACAGCGCCGAATGGATCAGCACCAGTTCTTCTTCAGTAAACGTCATTTCCTGAGCCCCTTCAAAGTTTGTGCGAGACATGCCCGCTTCTCATCTCGACCATCACCGATATCTTGCTGTCTTCGATGCAACCTTGGGAGGTTGCTTCACAAACTGCTGACCTTTGGCTTTGCCTGCCCGCTTTGCCCGGGTTGTAGCTGCATACTCAGCAGGAGACAAAGCGTTGATCGCAGCCTCGGGCAGATACCGCTCCCCCGTCTTTGAAGACGGCTTCCCTGACTTGGTCCGCCATTTCTGAGCGGTCCAGTCCTTCAGGGACTGCTGCGGGGCCTTAGTCACGGTAAGAGCCGCCCTTTGCCTTGTACTGCTTTGCCAGAAGCTGAGCCTTGCGGGCACTCCACTGACCTGCCGCCGTGCCCTGCGTAGCCTGCCCCTTGATCTTCTCAAAGAGGCTCTTGCGCATCCCAGGCTTGGTGTAGTTGCCCGCCTCGTTCACGCGGCTCTCGCCACCTTCAGCATAGAGCTTGACAGGCTCCAGGGCATCCTTACGCAGGATCTTCCTGGGCTTCTTCAACTCCGGGCGGATGGCGCCCATGCCGCGTGAAGTTCTCATACCATCCTGCACTGCTTGACACCGCGTTGGGCAATGCCTGCGCCGCGCACAGAACCACCCTTGGCATAAGCCTTGGTCTTCCCGCCCTTCTTGAACTCGACATCCTCATCCACATCCCGGGTGCGAGAACGCGGGGTTTCCTTGGCCTTGTCGGTGCGCAGAACGGGCTTCTCAGCCTTGGCTGCTGCTGCGGCTTGAGAACGTCCAGTGCGTGCCTCTTGGACTTCCCGGCGACCCACAGAACCACGCATGGCAGAGGTTGCAGCCTCCATCTCTTGTTCCGGCCTGAACCTGCGTCCGGTATCAGAGGTGGTGGTTGCAGCAGACCTCATGGGAGCGCTACGTGCCCCAATCGATGCAGAGCCAATGTCGTCTGCAAGAGCCTTGGCAAGCCCTTCCTTGGTCGTGCCGCCGGGCAGGGCAACAGTGCCAGGGTAAGCATCATCGATCTGCTTGACGATCTGTTGCCACTTGGCAGGATCTGCGCCTTCCGGGGGCCTGGAACGCCATCCGGTCTCTGCGGCTTTCGCCCCAGACATGGCACGAGCGCCCTTCATTGCCGCACCAATCGCAGGCCCAGCAGCAACAGAGGCAAGCATACCGAGCGAATCCATCGTCCGCTCTTTGGCCTCATCACGCTCCTGCTCAGGGCTCTTCGACGGCGGAAGACGCTTGATCCGGTCCATCACCTCTTGCGAGCTTGGGCTGGAAGCGCTCGCACGCCGACCAAGGGCCGTTGAAACATCCGCAGCCCTACCCGACCGTGATGGGGGCCGCCCGGTGCGATCTGCATTCAACAGATCGCGGAGCGTCTTGTCTTGCCCATATTGGCGACGGAAGTCTGCAAGCTCTTCTTTGGAGACGTCAGCCATCCCATCCACAACCTTGCGGTTGGGGTTTGGCCCGGTGTAGGTAGTGCGGTTAAACGCCATGTCACACCATCCTTCCCTTGGTATGGCCCTTGCTGACGCAGCCATCGGCACGGGTCACGCCGCCCTTGGCATACTTCTTGGTCATGCCGCCCTTGCGGTAACCTGCTTGGTTGTACGCTGCGCCTTCACGCGCAGCAGCAGGAACCGACTCCATCATCTTCTTGGCGGCGCGTTGATCGTCCCGGGCAGACTTCGCCATCGTGGGGGAGATCTTGGACATGAAGTCCTTCTCTCCTGCAATGCCCTTCTGCATCATCTCGCGGGACTTGTCCATCTTGGCAGACTCTTCTGCCGTGGGGGTCCGATAGTTCCGTGCCATGTTCGTTCTCCTCAGCAGGCTTTGCCGCCGTATGCCATCTTCTTCGCCGCGCCGCCCTTGGCGAACGGCTTGCCATTGGGCTTGCCCTTGGCTTCCGCCTTCTCATGCTTGATCATGGCCTTGGGCGCACCCTTGGCCTTCATGAAGGCGAGTTCCTTCTTGACCATCTTGGGGGATTCTTTCACGGGGCCTCCTTCGGCCTTATGGGCTTCGAACTTCAGGCCAACGGCCTGGGGGATGCCCACCTTCTTGGCGAAGCCTGGGCTGTGCGCGACGGCCCGCATGAGCCGCTCTTGCTTGGGAGAACTATACGGCATGGGGCTTGCTTCGTAGATTGTCGATCTTCGACTCAAGCCTGTCAAACCTCTCCAACAGTTCTTTCATGTCCTGACGGAACTCCGCACGGGTGATGTGATCACGCGCAACTTCTTCGCGGGTACGGTTCAGAAGGATGCTCAGACGATCCAGTTCCCTAAACTTTGAGGCCATGAAGAACCCCACAATCGCCAAGAGAACCGTAAGAACAGCATTCCAGACAGCAACAAGCTCCATACGTCACCGCACCTTGCATACCACTTTGTGCTTGCCGACGATTTCACCAGACGCCCGCATGGCTTTTACTTTTGCCTGCGCCGCCGCTTGCATAGCCATGTTTTTTGCTTTGTCCGCAATACACGGATGAAGCAAACAATGCTCACGCGCAGACAAAATACGTAGGTTTGTCCAGTGATTGTTTTGATGATCGCCGTCTATGTGGTCTACATGACAGCCTTCAAACAACTCACCAACAAAAGCTTGAGCAACTAAACGATGGACAAAAAATGTTCTTGAACAAACATCTTTAGATGCCCCGTTTCTCAAACGGACGTCTACATAAGGAAGCTGTCTGCCGTCAGCAGATCGCTTTCTTATCGTAAGTGCCATGATTTTTTCTGGCACCGGCACAAGGCACCCAGATTTGCCGCGACGAAAGCGTTGCACCGATTTCATGCGACCACAGTCACTGACTTCGTACATGCCTTCATAACCCCTTACTGGGGCCCACCGCTCGGTCAGCAGTTCCATGCTTTCCTCGCCTTGCGTAGACGGCTGTTCGGATCTTTGGCAGCTTCTGGGAACATCTTAGCCTGTCCCGCAGATCTTGCGCAAAATGACTTCCGCCGCGCCGCGTCCTTTTCTGTCTTCGGATTTGGAGCCGGAGGCTTCAATCCAGGCTTTCCGGGGTTGGCTTTGTTGTAGCTGGCGCGGCCTTTGGCGTTGAGTCCACCGGACTCAGACTTGCCCTCTTTGCGTTGCCATGCAGGGGTCTTAGCCATTCTCCACCTCCGGTGCCTGGACCAGTTGCAGGCCCATCCGGGCCATTGCCGCCCACGGGTTTTCGGCGGTCACATCGGCGCTGGCGTACATGACTTCGATGGCTTCCAGCGTGATATCCAGGCCGGCTTGGATGCACAGTTCATGGGTTTTCTCCGGCTTGCCCGGATCACGGCTGATCTCAACCCACTGGCCGTCAGGCTCTTGCCCCCACACGGCAAACGGCACCAGTGCCGCGAAGCCCTCGGAGACGCCGCCGCTGCTGATGTAGTGCGTAGCCGGTTCGTCGCCCGTGGAGGAGAGGCCCGTTTGGAACATGCCTTGGCAGTTCACGGGGTCCAGCGTTTCCGCGATGAG